GGTTTGGCGTTCGCCGCCTACCTTTGCTCGGTAGAGGAAACGACGCCCCGGAATTATCGATGCCAAATCAGGACATTTTAGTCTGATGTCGGGGAGGGCGTCACTGTCCACGGTTCACCGCCTCCCGCAGTTCCTTGCCCGGCCTGAACTTCACGGCCTTGTGCGCGGGAATGGGGATGCTTTCCCCGGTGCGCGGATTGCGGCCTTGGCGGGCGGGCACGTCCACGACTTCGAACACGCCGAAGCCCTGAATTTTCAAGGAGCCGTGTTCAACGATAGCCCTTTGGAGCGTATCTAATACCTGATTGACGACACGTTCGGTCATCATGATCGAGTTCATGGTGCCCGTGGTGTCTGAATTTCGAAGCATCCTGACAAATTCGGCTCTGTTCATGGCATCACCTCAAAAGAAAGGCCCGGTGGTGAGCCGGGCCGGGGTGGTTATTCAGGGTTACTTAACGATGCCGCTGCCTTTGCGCTTTGAAGCCTGTCTTTCAGATCTTGGGCGGCTTTTGTCGTATTTTTATGCGTGTCTTCGGAGTCGTCTTTTTTGGCGTAATCAGCCCATTTCGCTTCACCACTTCGGATTGCATTGTAAACCAACTCCAGATCTTCAAGTTGTGCTGTGCTTGCCTTTTCAATACTTACGCCTAGATAGTCTCCTAAGTCTTCAGGAGTGATACGATAATATGCGAAGCAGTCACATATTTTTCTGATTCTTTCATGCGGATCGCGAACTGCTCCGCGTCTTGCTTCCCTTGCAGTCTCAAGGGCTTCGTCGATGATATCTTGGGGGATAAGCCGCAAACCCTCATTTCGGACAACTTTGGAAATGGCTGCCGCCTCTTTCGTGGCAAGTTCCTCTTCCGTGGCTCTTACGATGAATACGTCTTTGCCGTATGTGTTCTTGCGTGACCGTAAAACCTCTCTCCCGGATGAATCTTTTCGTTCTACGGTTTTGTTTACAGTGATCACCTTGGAAAAGCTGGTGTTGGTTTCGAGGTCGAGTACCTGAACCCTGATTTTTCTGAATTCGTCTCCCTCAAATAGGGTAGAGGTATCTACGCGGATATTCCCCCATTGCTGAATCGCAAGTTCGGCGAAACGGATTGAAGGGCCGTATATCTTCCCCCCACCTACAGGCTTGGCATATTCAACCCTTTCTGCGAATGCCGCCCGCTTGCACGCGTCAAGAATGCGTTGCCGACTCTGCATGAAATTTCTTGGCCTGTGCGTTGCCATGATATACGCAGCTTGAACAATGGCTTTTGCTTCCTCAGCCGCCGCGATTGCAGCCGGGTCGACGGCAACAGGTACGGATGCGGGTTGCGTGGGAACTATTTCCGCGCTTAACATCATATCTTGGCTCATGCAGCTTGCTCCTTTGCAGTATCCCGTACTCTCGGGATTCCGTTTTTATCGACTGATAGGGACACGTCAGCCCCTTTTACCTTGCTCTTGCCAGTAGAAAGGGCCAGCGCAATCAGTTTTTCTTTGCACTGGACCTCGTATGCTTCAGCATCTTTTAAAATACCTCTCGCCTCTCGCCATTCACGAGCCGCCTCGTTCCATTCAGGTGTGTCAATGCGTACTAGCGTAGGCTCAAGAGGCGGAATGCTTATCTTTGATTCTGTAGCTTGCTCTGGTGCGATACCCGTCAGGACATATCTTTGCCAGAAATCCCGCGCTATATCCCACATCAAACTGATCAAATCGTCATCACGTTGTATTCGTATGATGAGCAGTCTAAATGCGTCAGCATTCCAAGCGCAAAAGTCAGCCCATTGAAGGCCAGTAACAGCCATGTAATGCTGCATCTGTACTTGATAATTTTGCGTTATTCCGTCTTCCTCAAGAGATACGAACTTGCTGTATCTTGGGGCTTTGATTTCGAGAATGCCCGGCGGTACAGCGAGTCCATTTTCCTCCTTAGGAGGAATGACGAGTCCATCCAGAGATGCGATAGCCCATGTCTCTATCGGGTGCCGTTGCATCCCCGGCGTTTGCACTTCGTAGCCTGTGTGTTCCGCATACATGGAACGAATAATAGGTTCCAGAAACCTGCCGCGCTGAATATCCGGGGTATCCTTATCTGGACCGCATCCGCATACCTTGGCTTGCCATACACCATACGGTGTCCCCCCAAAGGGGCATATTCCAAGAATAGACGGCATATCACTTCCACCTATTCCTGAGCGTCTAGCCTCTAGCCATTCTTGCCTGTTCATCACATCCCCCTCACCCATTCGCATGAGCCTATGAAGATAGCCACAACCACGAGGACCACGCCCAACGC